ATAGCAATAGAATATGAAGGAGTGTTCAGCACAAAGTCAAGGCATACTGGAAAAATGGGATATTCAAAAGATTGCGAGAAGTACAACCTAGCAATATTAAACGGTTGGAAAGTTTTGAGGTACACAGCAGTAAATTTTGGGAACTTAGAAAAAGACTTAAACAAATTACTAGAACAGTAAATATGGCATATACTAAAGAAAAAAAGAAAACTATTGTACAAGCTATAATAAATGAAGTAATGGACGGTATGGCAGTAAGAAATGCTATAAAAGTACATAACATATCTCAAACAACATTTTACAACTGGTTAAGAGAAGATGAAGCTAAATTGGAACAGTACGCGCGCGCAACTGAAATAAGGGCAGATGTAATGGCTACCGAGATTTTGACAATTTGTGATGCTACTAAAAACGATATAATTGTAGACGAAAACGGAAACCCTATAACTAATCACAACGTAATACAACGTGATAGGTTAAGAGTAGATACTCGTAAATGGCTAATGAGTAAGATGCAGCCTAAGAAGTACGGAGACAAAGCACAATTAGACCACACCACAGGGGGTGAAAAGATAACATCTATTACAAGAACTATAATCAATGAACATTGATTTTAAAACTCCGAAATGGGCAGAAGAACTACTAAAACCAAAAAGGTATAAGGGTGCAAAAGGTGGAAGAGGTTCGGGAAAATCGCACTTCTTTGGTGAAATGGCAGTTGAAGCAATGATTTTAAACCCAGATGTTTCAATAGTATGTATCAGAGAAGTTCAAAAGTCTTTAAAGTTTTCAGCAAAGAAATTAATCGAAGAAAAAATATCAAAATATAAACTTCAAGATTATTTTGATATTACACAAAATGAAATAAGAGCAAAAGAAGGTGATGGAATAATGATTTTTCAGGGTATGCAAGACCATACAGCAGATAGTATTAAATCATTAGAAGGCTTCAATATTGCATGGGTTGAAGAAGCGCAAAGCCTATCTAAACGCTCATTACAATTGTTAAAACCAACAATAAGAGATGAAGGGTCAGAGATTTGGTTCAGCTGGAATCCCGACAAGTCAACAGACCCAGTAGATGCGTTTTTCTCAAATCTAACTGATGACATGGTTTTGGTCCATATCAATTCAGAAAACAATCCATTTCTAACTGAAACACTAAAAAAAGAGCGTGAAAATGATAGGTTAAGAATGACACCCGAAGATTATAGCCACGTATGGGAAGGGCAATACAACACTAAATCAGAAGCTTTAATCTTTAAAAACAAATATGAAGTAAACTATTTTGAGCCACAAACAGACTGGACACGACTACAAGGCTTAGACTGGGGTTTTTCAAATCACCCTACTACTGCAAACGTGATATTTATAGATGATGAAAACCTTTACATAAGGCATGAAGCAAATCAAGTAGGTTTAGAACTAGATGATACTGCAAATTTTATATTAAAAAAAATACCTAACTTTGACAAATATATAACAAGGGCAGATAATGCAAGACCCGAAAGTATATCATACGTGAAAAGAATGGGATTACCTTTGTTGAAAGGTTGCAAGAAGTGGTCTGGAAGTGTTGAGGATGGAGTGGAACACATGAAAACATATCACAAAATCATAATTCACCCAGATTGCAAGGAAACGATTAAAGAATTTGGTTTGTATTCTTATAAAGTTGATAAACGAAGTGGTGAAGTTACTACAAATATTGAGGATTCAAATAACCATCATATTGACGATATACGCTATGCGCTTGAACCAATGATTAAGAAGAAAAAAGAAATATTTTTTGTAAATATGTAAAATTATGAGTTGGATAAGTAATATAGTAGACAAGTTTGGTTTTGGTTTAAATAAATATTATGCCAACACATTACTGCAAGTAGGAAATATTCCTATACCTTATGACTTTACAAAAACGTGGGCAATTGAAACAGCATTTGCAAAGAATCCAGATGTCTATGCGATTATAGCACAAATGGCAAATAAATCAGCTTCAATACCTTTTTTTATTAAGAAAATACAAGATGAAAGCAGTTTAAAAAACTATTACACCACTAGGCAATTTATAACCAAAAACAGTTTAAAATATAAGGCAAAAGCATTTAATGATGAATATTTACCATTACCATTAGCACAGCCTAATTCATTGTATAAATGGAAACACTTTATACAATTATTTGCAACTTATTTAAACACAACAGGAGATTGCTTTATTTATAGGCAAAAAAATGAATTAGAAGAGATAGTCGGTTACTACGTTTTGCCTTCTCATTATATGCAGATTTATGTTAAGAATAAAACAGCACAATTAGAGCAAGAAAGTCCGATTTTAGGTTACGACCTAATTTTCAAAACAGGTGAAAATATTCCTTTTGCAGCAGATGAAGTAATACACGTTAAGCTGCCAAATCCAGAGTTTGGATTAAATGGTGAAAACTTATACGGATTTAGTCCATTGAAAGCAGCATATTACAATGTAGAAAACGTTATACAAGCAAATGAACATCTATACAAAATGTTTAAAAGTAGTGGAGCGTTTGGGTTTATCTTCGCTAAGGGTGAAACATTAGACCCCAATCAGGCTGAACAATTCACACAAAGAATTAAAGAAATGGATGCATCTAAAGATAAGATGGCACGTATTTCGGGAATGAGTACTGAAATAGGTTTTCAGAGAGTAGCATTGTCAAATAAAGATATGCAGCCTTGGGATAGTTTAAACTTTGACAGGAAAACGATTTGTAACGTATTGGGTTGGCGTGATGAACTATTAAACAATGATGGCAAAAGTAGTTTAGGAGGTTCAAATGAAAATGCAGAAGCACGTAAAAGCGTCTTGTTAGATACCATCATGCCACAAATGGAGTTACTGGAAGAAGAACTAAACGAAGATTTTAAAACCTTTAAAGGCTATGAAAACACTAAGTTTATTTTTGATGTTACTGAAATGCCAGAGCTTCAAGATGACATTAATCAAATTGTTGAATGGGCAAACAAGTCACCTATAACAACAAATGAATTTAGGGAGCTTTTAAATTACGAGCCTTTAGATAACGATGTAAGCGACAAGATACTTATACCTATTGGCAAAATGACCTTAGATGAATTAGAGGCAAGGGGGTTGGACATAGAAAACTTAGGAAATGAACCAAACAACGCTTAGAAAATTATATCAAAAACAATTTGAAGCAAATAGCAAATTAAGTGCTGTTGCTTTTAGGCGTGCAATTAGGAAAGATGTAAAAGAGTTAAACCCTAAAAACATTGGAGAATTAAATTTGCTTTCAGTTGACAATTTAAGGAAAGCAATGATTGAACGATACGAAAAAAACGGTATTAAATTCGGAAACACAATGTACAATGGTTATTCAGCACAATTAAACCAAAAGCGGTTTAATCCTGTATTCAGTCGTAGTTGGGCAAGATTTGTAAGAACCATTTACGCCACACAATTATTGAGCGAAATAGTAAGCATTAGGGGTACTATTGTTGAAGAAGTTGCAAGGGAAGTAAATAACGCAATAACAGAAGGAGAGGACATAGTAACACTTTCAAAAGCAATTGAAACAGTAGTTAATTCAAATGCATTTTATAGATGGCAAGCTGAACGTATTGCAAGGACAGAAGTAGGTGCAGCAATGAATAGAGCTAACGAATTAGCAGTTGATGAATTAGGTATTGATGTAGATAAACGTTGGGTAAGTGGATTAGATGGAAGGGAAAGGGCAAGTCATAGAAATATAAACGGTCAAGTAGTTGGCAAGGATGAAACCTTTGCAAATGGCTTAAAAATACCACACGAAGCAGGCGCACCAGCAAGTGAAGTAATTAACTGCCGTTGTGTATTACAATACCTACCAAAAAATAGTAACAATTAAATAACTATATTTGCGTATTATGAGCAAGATAACAAAGAATTTAAACGCAGACGTTGCAGATGTAAATGAAAAAGGAATAGTTGTTATTCAGACAACTCAATTTGACAAATACGATAGCGACAATGACCGAGTATTAAAAGGTGCTTTAACTAAGACTTGGAACGAAGGGAAGCAAGTTCACCTTGTAGACCACACAATGGGAATAGGCACTTATGTAGGTTTGCCAGTAA